GCCACGCAGAATCTCCTGCACGGCCTCTGCATTTGTGAGCGCCATGTTCTGGGCTGTCTCGTCAACCTTGCCGAGCGTCTCGAGCGTCTTGGCTCGGCTGAGTTCTGCGTCGGCCACGGTCTTGACCGTGTTGGCACGGGCCTGCGCCGCCTTGGCGGTGGCCTCCTCGGCAGCGGCTTGGAGATACATGGCATTCGGGTCTTGGGGCTTGCCCTGCATCTCGGCCATGAGTTCTTGGGCCTCGTCATCGGTCGGCTCGACCACGCCCATGCGCAGCAGCTTCTTGCGGAAGTAGGCATTGGCATCGCCGACGCCCTCGCCCTCCATGTTCATCATGGCCATCGCCGTCAGCACCTGTGCGGTCTCTGGGTCTTGCGTGATCGAGAGCATGCCGGTCAGCGCCCTGACGGTCGCCTGGCGCTTGCTCGAGCTGGATGGGCCAACGTCTGCAATCACATCAAAGGTGGCGCTGGACAGGTCGTTTTGCATGACCACCTCGCCGGTCTCCTGGTCAATGCTCGGCTGCATCAGCTCGACCATGCCAGCCTCGCCAGTGGCCGCCACCGTCTTCATCTTGCGCTTTTCTTCGGTGTAGATGTCACGGGCCATTGAGAGCCAAATCTCGCCGCAGCGCTTCATGCCCTTGGCAAAGTTGCTCATGTAGATGTAGGCCTGGCCATCGACTCGGGCCTGGATCATCTCAACGGCCTTGCCGGAGATGTTGCTCACCATCTTGTCAGCGCCTTGCTGATTGCCCAAGATGTCCTGCATGTCGGTCTCGGTGATCTGCAGGAGCGCTGCCATCGCAGGCGGGATTTGTGGGCTTTTCGTGTAGGCCACCGGACCGCTGACGGCCTGGTTTCCGTTCTGGTCTGTGATCGGGTTGATCAGCAGGTACGGGTAGTCTTTGAGGTTGTCCTCGGACCACATGACCTGATGGCCAGCCACCTGCTCAGGCGTGAGGATCGGCTTCTCAACGCTGGACAGTGCGCTGATCTCGCCCAGCTTGGAGAGCTGCATGTTCTTCAGGCGCTGAGCATCTTTAGCCAGGCGCACGTGGCCCATGCAGCGTTCCACGTTGTCCACGAACCACCGCTTGCCGTAGACGACCACGATCGGGATGCAGTTGCCTGCGATGTAGCCAGCGTCCTCAAGCACTCGGCCACCGGACATGACGTACTTGCGCACGCGCTTGCGCTTGACCTTCTTCTGGCGCACCTCGCGGGTGCCGATGGCGGCCAGCGTTTCCTCGAGGGTCTCGTCGGCTGCGAAGTCGGCCTGGCTGTAGCGCTCCTCGGTGCCGTCGATGGCCTGGAAGATGCGAATGGTCTCGGTCTTTTCTTCGACCTTGAAGTACTCGGCCACGTAGACCACATCAGGCGTACACCAGTCGAACTCGTACTGGTGGATGATCTTGGGCCAGTCGGTCGGGTCGTCGCCCCAGGTATCCTTGTAGGCCTGACGGGTCATGCTGGTGACGACGAAGCAGAACTTGGCGTCGCTCTTGTCCTGGCGCTTGGCACCGAGGTCGAAGAACACCGAGCTGTCAGCGTCGAAGATCGGCTCGATGCGAATGCGCTGCCGGTCGTCCTCTGGGTCTTCCTCGTCCTCGTAGACGGTGCGCAGACGCCAGGCTCCGATGCCACCTCCAACCGCCTCCTCAAAGGCGTTGTCGTAGGCCTCGTCTGCGACTGATGCCTGCTCGTCGGCACGGTAGAGACCGTCACAGACCTCGGCCAGCTTGTCGTTCTCGGTGCCATCCTTGGACACGAAGTCCACCGTGATCCGGTTGTTGCGGTACTCGTTGACCACTCGGATCACGGCCAGCATGATCTTGTTGACCTCGAACTTCGGCTTGTTCTCGTACTGGTCCCAGAGTGGGCCTTCCCACTGACTGCCTGCCAGGCTGTAGAAGCGCCGATCCTGCAGGCACTGCAGGCGCTCATCGCGCAGTGCGCTCTGAACATCGTCGAACTGCGCCAAGGCTTCTGTGTGAAGATTGGCAAGGCGCTGGTCGTTGGAGATTCTGGCCATAATTAGTTCCTCAATTTGTGCGATTGTCTCACCACTTCTTTACGTTTGGCAAAGGCGTGAAGACGGCAGGCTTGGCCGCACTGGACCTCCGCACCGCCTCGCAGGCGTATCGCAAGGCGTCGATGACGTGGTTTTTCTTGTCCTCCAGGATCGGCAGAATCTTACCTGTCAGTGGGTCTTGCTTATAACTGTAAAGGGTCAGCTCGTCAATCGTGTGGATGCAGCGTGGGTGAACCACGATGTCGTAGTTCTTCAGGAACTCGATGCCTTCCTCGACCGACTTCGGGCCTTTGACCGCCGTCATGATCTTCGGAAAGCCGTTCTTCTTCATGTGGCTGATGGTCTCCGGCCTGGCCGAGTCGGCGACGATGGGCCACTTCTCGGACTCGGGCACGGTCATGAACAGTTCGGGAGTGTTCACGATCTCGCAGCCCACCATGTAGGCTTCGTGGTCGATGTAGAGGGTGCGGCCAATGATGTGGCAGCGCACCAGCACGGTCGGATCGATGGCAAAGCCCCAGTCTGCGCCAAGGCGGTGGATGGCGTCTCGAGGTGCCTCGAACTCGTCGATCTTCCAGTTCTTGAAGACCCTGGCGCTGCTGTTGGTCAGGTACTGGCCCATCCAAACGTGAGAGTACTTGTCCGGATCTCGCCGCTTGTCGTACTCCATCTCGTCGCGCAGAACGTCTGGGAACCAAGGGTTATCGGTGAAGTTGACCTTCAGGACGGTGGCGTCCTTCGGAGGCGTCGGGCCGCGCAACAGGTGATCGACCGGATCGGTCTGCTGGCGCGGGTTCCATGTGAACCACAGCTCGGACTGGGGCTTGCGGATGGTTGGCCGCAGCAGGTCCAGGCTGGTTTGGCTGAGGCTCTGGGCTTCTTCCACCCAGGCGCAGTCGTAGCCCTCGAGCGACTTGATCGAGTCGGCTGTGTGGTTCTGCATGCCCTGAAAGATGATCATGCCGTCGCCCTTCTTGGACTTGATGACGGCTTCTTGCACCTCGAAGTAAGCGCCAGCGTTCATCTGCTCAATCTTGGTCTCGAGCAGGCGCTTGACCGACTGGGCCAGCGACTTCTGGACCTCGCGCACGCAGACGCTGCGCCGCTTCTGGTCCATGATGTGGGCCTCAATCATCAGCTCGGCAAACATGTGGGACTTGCCGGAGCCTCGGCCACCCCATGCGCCTTTGTAGCGGCTGGCCTCCATCAGAGGCAGCGCCCATTCTGGGGTGGCAAGTTGCAGGACGGTCATGCCTTGACGACCACGCGCTTGATCTCCCTGAACTCCAGAGGCGCACCATCAGCGCCGGTCACCTCATGCTTCTGGGTTTCTGCCCAGCGCATCTGGGTCTTTGACCACCAGATCATGGCCGCGGTGTCGCCGCCCATTGCCTTCTGGAACAGGGTCCGACCGACGCCAGAGTTGGCCTTGGCCTTGCCTGCCACCAGCTCGGTGGCAAAGTGCTTGCGCAGCGTGTCGGTGTCGATGCCACCGCGCACCAAGACTGCGATCTGCTCGATTGGCAGGCCGTAGCCTGACATTGCCTCGACCTGTTTGCGCTCTGCGTCGGTCGGCTCGAAGGCTGGTCGGCCAGCACCTTCCCGAGCGCCGCCATTCGGTCCAGCCTTTTTTACGACCGATTTTTCAGTTTTTGGCTTCTTAGTTGCCATGTGTAACCTCCGCGAAAGGTTGTCCAGTTTCTGCGTGAACTGCGATTTTGCCTGTGAAGTCTTGCCAGCGCTTAACGATGACGTCAACAAACCTCGGATCAAACTCCATGATGAAGGCTTGAGCGCCATGTTTTTCTGCTGCAATCAACGTCGAACCAGATCCACCAAAGAAGTCAGCAACTGTTTTTACCGACAAATTAAACCGCTTCAAAATCCATTCCATCAATGCCACCGGCTTTTGGGTTGGATGGACTCGGTTCGTCTTTTCTGATGCAAGGGTGAACTGCCGAACAACGCTGCGAAAATTTGCCCAGGCCAGTTCGCAGTCGGTTTGATCTGATTGCCCATTGTTTTTGTCCCACACCAGCCAGCATTCGCTGTCGGGCAAA